GGGAAGGTAAGTAAAAGGAGTGCGCGGATCAAGGATGCCGCCCCCCGCATAAAATAGCGAGGAGCCTAGATCAGGGTTGTAGTCCGAAGGTTGTGTTGGGTTTTGCCCAAATACAATAATCGGACCGGAGAATGCGGTATCAGCCATAGTGCCTTCTCCTTACGAGGTTGGGAATGAACCGTAGATCGAACGCCAGTTGTAGTAACCGAACGAATAACGCTCATAACCCTTAACAAGAAGGTTGTCAGTGACGAAGTCGACTTGCATGTCCGTTTCGAACTTCACACGTTCCATGTAGGCAAGGCCGTCGATGTTCGTGAGCAAGAACCAAGCATAAGATGAAGTCAAGAAGTCGTTGACCATGTAGCCTTCTGGCAAGCCGCCTGCCGTTGTCATGATCGCGTTGACGTCGTTATCTGCAGTACCGGGGCGCAGTTCCGTCTTCAAGAGACGAATAGCAACTGGCTCAAGTGCTGGTGGGATAATCAACTTACGACCACGAGCAAACACCTTCAAGTTGGCTTGGTCGCGGAAGTTCGTGCGGATCGCGATCATTGCGTTCAGCAAGGTGGCTTCGTTGAGGTCAACCTGAGTTGTAGGCGTGTTGGCAACCGAACCACCGTCGATAGGATGCGCCGTCGAGCAGAGTGCTACGCCGTCACCGCCAACTGCGGAGTTATAGGTCTGTGCCGTGTTAAGGATGTTTGCGCCGTAGATTTCCTTGGTTTGCTGGAACGATTCCACCAAGCCGAGGTTTGAAGGCGTAAACTGGGTCTTGTAGAGGTTGTCGTCGATCGCCTTACGGGTGATCGCGTAACCGAGAGCAATTTCAGTGTGCTCTTGGTTGTATACGAAACGCTCACCTGCACCCGAATCGAACGACGTCTGACCACCTTCGGTCTTCAGCTGGGCCAATCCGAGGTAGCGCATTTCTGCGGTACGTTCGAGAGCCATTTTCGAATCGTGCTTGGTGAAGATTTTATCGTACTGAGATGGGATCATCTCGTACTTGCCTTCTACGCCGCGGAGGCCGGGGAGGAGAAGGTCTTTGATCTGACTAAGATTAACAGCCATGACACTCTACTCCTTAGCTGATGCCAGTTACGGCAGAGTTCGAACGCCAGACTTCGTTATTGAAGCCAACGATCAAGTTGCAGTACTGCGTGGTCTGGTCGCCGCCGTTGCCGAGGCCAACAGCGTAATCAACGACGATGAAAGGTGACGTGTTGGTCGTTGCGGTAGCATTGACATAAGCCGTCGAACGGCCCGTTGCGTTGTTACCACCCGTCGAGTTGCCCGACGTCGCGCCAGTCGTGGAGTAAGCGAACGTGACAAGCTGACCCTGAACGCCAGACGTTTGCGAAGTAGCCGTACCCGTGACAGGGAAGCCTGAACCGGAGGACTGAACAACGAAACGTGCGTTTGGATCATCAATGACGTAAGCAATGACGTCGCCAGTTGCGTCCGAGCCGGGCCAATAAGAAGACCAGACGGTGCGTTTCTGCGAGGTCGAGAGGTATTGGCAGCCAACAAAGATACCTGCGAGCTGAACCGAGCCACCTGCAGTTGCCTGCGTGATGTAGCCGTTTGCCGTCGAGGTTACTGGTTGTACTGGGTCACCCGTGAAGATTGGGGTCGTGTTTGTCGAAGCAATTCGACGGGAAGATTGAGCGAACGTAGGAGCGCCGCCTGCACCACCCTGAATTTGTAGAAAGCCGCTGGGCGCAAACGTATTGGCCATGACGGGTTCTCCTTTCAGAGAGTTCCATCATCGCACACCGGGGCGACTAAGAAACGGACATTGTTCAAATCTCCCACGCCGGGGGGAGAACGAGGCATATAATATTACATACTTCTTGAAAAAAGAAAAGGGGGGTAAAAACCCCCCTCGTCTCACTGCTCTGGAACGTACAGATTGTGGTCTTTATTGACCTTCATGCGGGCATTTGCGTCCTCGCGGTTCATTAAGCCGCCGCGGCCCTTTGGATCAAGCTGGCCTTCTTTGGTCTTAACCTGATTGCGGGCATTCTGCAGATCGCGGGCCTTACGGTCCTGCGTAATCTCCAAGGGACGCTCGCAAAGAAGCATACCTTCGCGCTCAATTGCGCCGGAATAGCCCTTTGGCATCATTTCTGGATGACGCTTGGCCTCGACCGTTTCCCAACCGCCCATTGAGATGCGGTTATAGTGGGAAGGGTCTTCCCAACCATTAACCGACTTCATTTTCCACTCATACGACCAGCCGGGTGGCGGCGTTGGGGTGGCAAATTTGTCAACACCTTCGTCAAGGTTGGCGTTGTTGTGGTTGCGGAGTTCCGCAAGACGCCTAGCGAGGCGTTCATCGTTAGTTGGCTCTTCTGGGCGAAGTGATTCGCGTACATCTGGTCTATTGGTCTTCATAATAATCTCCATTAACCTGCAAGTTTACCGGCCTTAACCAAGGCCATTTTGTTTTCGGCGTACTCTTTTGGTGTCATACCCATGTCTCGGGCAGCTTCCTGCTCGGCGCGAGTAAGAGTTACGACGTTTGGACGTCCGCCCGTGCCAGTACCAGAACGTGATACTGGGGCGGCAGGTGGTGCAGCAGCCCTACGGCCGGCTGTCGATGTTGACGCTTCTGACAAAGCCGCCTCCTGTTGCTGTACTGGTTTCCTGACATTCAGACGGTTTTCAACATACGAAAAGTACTCGTCGCTATCGGCCACGAGGCCATCGTCGATCGCGTCTTCGTGTGCGCGGCGCAATTTCCGGTTCATTACCGGATCATGCACTGCCTCAGGGTGCGCCCTAATCCATTCGGCCGACCGTGGCGTCAATTGGGACGCCAAAGCCTCGACAGGATCGGCAGCCGTGCGTTTTGCGGTTGCTTCGTACTGCTGTTTGCCACGTTGGACTTCACGGAGGTCATTATCTGTCTTGTTGAGGGACATCATAATGTCGGCTTGAGCATCTGCATCGCCCATCGCCACGGCATCGCGGAGATTTTGCTTTAAAATCTCTTGATTTCGCTTCAATGTGTCAATCGCATTGTCAATCATCTTCATATTGCTGTCCGCGGCGTCATTTTTGGCTGCGGAAGCCTGCTCCATAGCCTCTTTGGCGCGCCTTTCGGCGGTTTCACGGGCTCGGCGCTCGTCTTCAAGCTGCGCTTTTAGCGCATCAATGCCAGCTTCTACCGTAAGTTGGGGTTTTTCCTCAACTTTTGGCTCTTCTGGCGCCTCAACAATCTCAATCTCGTCTTCTTGAGGTTCTAATTCTAATTGAATTTGATCTTCTGACATTTTTTATCCTTTACCAAACCATATCTGGGCTCTGAATGCGGCCCCGAATGTTCATATCGTCAAGGATGCGGCATGGTTGGTCGTTAATTGAGACAGACCAGCCATCAGATGGCCGGAATACAACCCAATCTCCCACCTTTACGTCGACATTCTTGAACCATTTGCCTGTTTCGTCCTTAAATGCGGACGGGCCCATTTTTAAAACTAGGCCAACCTTGCCCTGATACTTGTCCTCGTCGACGTATTTGTCGGTAAGAATGATGCCGGACTTGGTTTTGTTGGGGCGGATATAAATACCCACCAATACTTGGAGGTTAAAAATTTCAACATCCTTGAGATCGCCAACGGTGTTTAGAATTTCAACCTTTGGGTCGATCGCGTGTTCCATTTTCATTGGAGGCATTGTGATTATCCTTGCTTATTTAAATTGTCGTTAGCCTCATCAATAAGCTCTAGCGCGAACGCTAGGCCTTGAATCATGCCAACTTGGCGCTTGTACTCGTCAAAAGTCATTGCTGACCCGTGAGCGATGTTGTCGCGCGCATTCTGATAAGCTTGGGAAATCAATTTCTTTAGCTCGTTTTCAAATTTATCTTTAGTCATTTTGCCCTCTTTAACCCCTTGTATTTGTGGTTAGACCGGACGCTCCAAGGGGCTGGAAAAGCGTCCGGTCTTCCTCTCACCTCCGCAGCCCGAACCGCGAAGGGAAACTTTTATTTACGCTTGGATGGTTTGAGACCATAAGCGTCAATCTTCTCGAGACGAGCATTGGCACCGCCTGCTCCCGTGTCGATTGGATAACCCGTGCGGCCGCCCGATTTACGTTGCATCGGCATGCCCTGTGGAGGCATTGGAGGCATCGGAGGCATACCGCCCTGCGGAGGCATTGGTGGCTGCTGCTGCGGCTGACGCATTGGGTTGGCAGGTGCGTTTGGCATCTGGCCCATGCCCATAGGCTGTGGCTGCATCTGCTTACGACCGCCCATATCAATAATGATGGTCGTATTGCCCTTCGTGCGGCCGCCCTTATTGCGTTCTGTACGACCGCCACGAGCTTGAGCGTTCGGTTGATCACTAAAATCAACAGGACGTTGTCCAGCGCGTGGCGTAAGATCAGAATTGATCGCAGCATCCATGCTATCGCGTTCGCGTTGATTTTGTTGTTGAATAAACGCACGTTCACGAGCCGCGTAGCTTGAAGGATCATTTTCTGCGGCACTTGGATTACCAAACACAATTGCTGGTTCACCTGCGCCACCCTGACGAATGCCGGGCATATAAGTATTTTGCTCTGGCGGCTCATATGCAGCAGTAGAAGTACCACCCATACGGGTTGGAGGATTCATCTGATTAGCCGTTGGACCAGATGCGCCTCGGCCTGAGCCTACTGCTTTACTAGGGTCAAACATTTTAGTGTTGTACATTTTGCCGTTGAACTCAAACGTGTCCAAGCCCTGATTACGGGCATCACGGAACGCATCATTGAATTGGCTGCGAATAGTCGAACCACCCTTTGCATGCGCCGTACGGCCACCCGGAACAACGCCCGGAACCTTTTTCTTGCTGTCACCAGAGAAAATGCCGCCACCGCTGTACTTCATCGCACGACCACCACCGCACATTTTGCAGGTGCAATCTTCGTGATGCATAGCCTTGCCGCCCTTAGCTTTAAAAGCCGCCGGCTTAATCATGGACTTGATCAACTGACGATCGGCTTTCTCGTCGGGATGCTTGATCTTGCCACCCTTTTTGGCGCCAAAATTGGTGCCTGCAGGGATCGGATCGCGTGGGGTCATTGGCTTGTCAGCCGGACGACGAGGAGGCATTGGAACGCGCTCAGGTAAACCACGGCCTTTCATGCCCTGCTCAATTTGGTCCTGACGGATCATATCAGCGATAGCATCGCCACCTTCTGCACGTTTCTTGGCTGCGCCGCCTTTTTTCATCATGCCAGAGGCCTTGGCCATTGAGCGGTCTTGCACCGACAATGGGTTGTCGCCAACCATACCGCCGCCGAGCTTGTGGACTTTGCCGCCCTTCTTAAACGCGCCTTCGTGCTTCTTGCCTTCACGGACTTCATTTGCCGTGCGGACGTCGCGGTTAATCAGGCTGTCAGGGGTTAATTTATCGGTACGACCGCCAGCTTTACGAGGCATACGGCCAGCATGCTTGACGGAATCTTTGCCCTCATGCTTGCCAACAACCTTGCCGCCCTTCTTGTAAAGACGCTTTACAAGCGGACGTGCGCCGGTTTTAACGCCAGCGTTTTCGGCTGCGTCAGGGGTCCAAGTCGAACTGTCGACCTTGGTGTGTGGGTCGTTCATTGTAAGGCGTTTAGCCTTAGACCGCCCACGGTCGTCTTTCTTGTATTCTTCCATAGTACGTACTCCAGAGTTGTTAGCGGCGTCCCGCTGTGTTGCCAAAAAGGGGATGATTTGACGCGGGCAACTGCGCACCAAATTTCGCGAGAACATGATCTACAATTTGTGAACTATGAACTCCGCCACCCCTTTTGTATGGCGCATCTACCCATTGATAAGTTCCATCTGGCATTAACTTTTGTATCTTTTGTGTCTTGCTGCCATGCCGCGGTGTGTCAAGATTGGCACGCATGGTTTGAATATCGTTTATTGCTTTATTGTACGCATCTAATGGATGTAATCCTTGGTCTAAATATTGTTGATTAAATTTATTAAATTGCTGTTCGGTGTTTAAACCAAACACGCCAGCAATACCCTCTGCCCAACTTGGACCTTGCAAATCGCGCAAAGGAATTGGTGGTGTTGGAACGCCATTCATAGGCGTAGGAATTGCGGCGTTAACCTGATTTGCGATCGATGGCGCAGTTTCAGTGTATGCCGACGAGACAGACGGCTGGGGCGCGGTTGCAGTATCTGGCGTAAGCGAATGAGGAGCCATAGGTTGCACGGCAGGAGCAGATAGAGCGGATGCCTGTACATTCCCTGTAGGCATTGTTTCGCCCGTCAAATCCATTCGTGCAGTGTCTGGTGTAAGCGTATGAGGCGCATTTGGCTGCACATTTGGGGTAGGCAACGCAGACATTTGTATATTGCCAGCTGGCGCGCTTATACCAGTCAAATCGGTGCGAGCCGTATCCGGCGTAAGAGTATGCGGAGCCATAGGCTGCACGGTAGGAGCAGACAAAGCCGCCGTTTGCACATTGCCAGCTGGCGCAGTTACGCCCGTAAGGTCGGGCAGCTTATTGGCCATAGGCTCGTAATGTTGTGGAGCTTCCGCCACCTGCGTCGACGGCAATTTGAAATAACTTGCGGGATCGTTTGGGTCACCTTGGGGTGCGCCAGCTTCTGCGCTAACTGTCGATGTCATCTGTGCAGGTGTTTGCAGCATATTAATGCCGGATTCAGGCGCGCCAATTCCTGTTATACCAACAGGCATTTGCTTCGGCGCGGAGAACGCATTGACGATGCTATAGTCACCGGATTCCGGCGTAGGTGGCTGTGACCCCGCCAATATACCACCCGGCGTTGTGCTGCGCGGCATGATATTGGCAGCTACAGGCGGTGGTTCGCCGCCATGGAACGCAGATGCCTCTGGTCCTTGTGGTGCCGGACCAAACGCCTCGTTCATTTGCTGCAAACCTTGGCGAGCATCCTGCGCCGCAGCAGTAGCCTCATTTACGGCGCCTTGTGCTTCGCCAACGTCATGCTCGCTAAAACCGCCCGTATCACCGCGTAGACCGCCAACGCTATCACCCGCACGGACGTCACCGCCTTCATCAAACGCATCACGCGCATGCCAGATCGATCCCTCGACCTTGCCGCCCTTTTTGTATGCCGTGCGACCGCCACGGCGGAACCCGCCGCCTACCGGCCCTGATGGCGGTGTTGGTGGCTCGATGTGTGCGTTGCGGACTGCTTGCTCGATTTTTGGGTCTGTTTTGAGGCCGTGCTTTTGTGCGAACGCGCCGTCAACCGCTTCGACCCGTGGGGCGAGTACAGTTGATACGTAGTTGAGAACATCGGGTCGTCCGGCGGAACGGAGCCTGCGTATGTAGTCTTCGCCATTTGGATTTACCTTCCAATCATTTCCAACAAGATTACCATCTGATCCAAAAGTACGCCACGTCGCCGAGTGCGTATCTGGAATAGCTTTAGATACTACACTATCCACAGCCTGATGGAAGAGCCTTTGATCACCTTGTTGATCAGAAAAATTTAACATCCTCACAGTGCGAGGATTTACAGGAATCATTCCTGTTCCGGGAGCGTGTTGGTCAATTTGCTTACCAAGATGCTCAATATGTTCTGGCGTGAGGTCGTTATCAAACGAATACTCCATGCCATTAGCTTCGGTTACCTTTGGATTATAAAATGGGCGGTGATATCCAACGCCATCTTGCTTATGCAAAAGCCCCTTAGCTGCTGCATAAATTTCCATAAGGTCTTTAGATGGCTCATCAATAGCAGGATTTTGACCCGCGCCCTTAATACGGGTTGATCCTACCTGCAAATGCGTCACAGGGTTGGTTTTACCTTCCCAATATCCATGAGCATCGACCGATCCCGGCGACATAATGCCCAAATATTTGGCCAACAAATCATTTCCATGGTCGTCTTGCAACGCATGTGAAATTCTGCCGTGATATTCAGCTTTTGCTTCAGGCGAAAGGTCCTCAATGCCATTCAAATGCGCGATTTGTTTGCTTGGAGCGGATTCCCATGACACATTTGCAAGGTTTTGGTCCAAGAAATGCGAGAAATCTTTGGCATTATCGACAATTTGCTGACGTGTGAGCGGGTGGCCAAGGGCCATATTTCGGTGCAATTCGGCAAAATTGTCTTCATGGCCGTCATGAACCTGAAAAATAGGTTTACCTTTGTCGCCGGGGACCATGGAGGCGATCCCATGCGCCACGGCTGCTTTTTTAGCATCGTTCGCAGTGGCTTCCATGCGTGTTTTGATAGCCGTCCAGATAGCGGCTTGTACCTGATGTGGCCGCCAACCTAATTGATCGGCCAATTTATGGGTCAATTGCTCCATAAAATCATATTTACCGCCCGAACCGATGGCCACATCTGGAAAACCAAACGCATGCGCCATCCAAAGGTCTTGCGTAGACCCTTGCAAACGCTTTGGATCAATGTGAACCATAAGATTATTCCAAAAATTGTTGGTCTTTCGACCTTCAAATGGAACACCTTCGTTCATTAACAGATGAGCTTTAAGATCACGATCGGCCGTAGCAATATTTTCGTAGCTGCCGGGCTTATGACGAGCGATCAAATAACGCTTTCCGCTATCGTCAAGCGGAACACGAGTAATACCGGCTTTGCCACCGCCCAATGATTGAGCATATTTGTTGGCTTCAGCAATTGTATTGAACGTGCGATCCCGATCAATAATGTCACCATTCCATAATTGATGCCCAGACATCGCGCGATTGTATGCTTTGATGGCGTTGCTGGTATTAATTGGAACCGTTGTTTGTGGGCTATAAATAGCAATAAGTTGCGCGAACTTATCTGCAGCGTCTTTGTTGCCACCGAAATATTGTAGAATGCGCTTAGATGAGTTTTCATACCATTTGCGGCCGGGCTGGCCTTCTTTAGCAAGGCCAAGAAGGTCGTTGTACATTGTACGTACAGCTTCTTGATGCGGCGCATTTTGGTATCTACCAATTGTCCGGCCCACTCGGGTGCCGCGAACTTCGCCAAGCTGCTCACCCAACGCGTTCATTTCCTCCTCGGTCGGCGCCACCTTTCCGCGGGTGGAGTAGCCTTCAACATCTCCGCCGCCGCTTTTTACAATTACATGATGATAAACAGGATGTTCGCGGCCGCGTACAAGGATGCTACCAGCTTGCGGACCAAGTTCTACATTGCCGCGTGTTGTTGGGCGAAGACGTGGTTCAGACGGCGAATCTTCATAACGAGCTAGATCAACACCTTTTGGAAAGTGTGCGTTCAATGCATAATGATGTTTACCACGATGTTCGACCGACACAATTGTGTTGGTATCTTCATGACCTTCTGGAGCATCTTTCCATTTCCAACCTGCCTTTTGTTTAAATAGGTTGGTTTTTGCAATAGCAGTGCCACGGCCTGATGTACCCGTTTCATCGACAGCATCACGAGATGCGGTAAAAAAAGGTTTACCACCTTGCACTACACCAATAGATGCAGCAGCAGCTTTGTGTCCCGTCATGTCAGTTTTGTCTGGCATTGACAAATATTGCCCACCTTTGACGGGGGCATCTTCTGGGAACATGCGTTGTGGTTTAGGAAATACCGACATTGGATTATTAATATCGATAGGTTTTACTTCCTTAGCAATGCGAAGCGCGTCATTCATGGTTTGACACTCGTGATGGCTGGGATGACGTTGCCGAGGAGATTGCGGACGACCTGCTCGCTCTCTGGGTGGACCGCGATGTTCTGCGCGAGGTCAACCATCTGAATACGTTCTTTCGCAAGCATGTCTTCCCGCTTAATTTCTCCATCAAACTGGTCGCGCTTCATGTCTGCGCCGAGCTGGGCTGCCTTTAGCTTGCTATCCATAAGCTTTGCGTCGGCGAGCTTTTCCTTAATGATCAGCTCAATGCTGTCGACTTGTTTCTCGTGATCGGATGGGCCGGCAACGACGCCGCCTTGCTGCGCCTTAACCGCATCAAGTTGTATCTTGGCCTGATCAAGGCCAAGCTTGCCTTGTGCCAACTTTGCCTTCGTGTCGCTGTCCTGCTTCTTGATCTGCAGTTCGGCCATTTTTTGCTGCATCTCTGGCGGAGGCGTGCCCTGTGCCGAGGCTGGGATCATAAACTGTTCTGGGTTCGACCAGCCGACAGCCTGCAGCGCCGCGGTGTCAATCGCGATCGGATCATACATCGACGGGTTCTGGGCCTGTATTTGCTTTAAGGCCACAACTTTCATCAGACGCTGGGTCTGCGACGCCGTGTTTGGGTCGGCCTGCGGAACCAGATCAACCTGATCTAGCGCGCGGAGAAACGTTTCCTCGTCCCACTTACGGGCCGGCCGTTTGTTCTGCTGCCAGAATGAATCGGGGTTTTCGCGAAAACAGCGCACTAACAACTCAAACTCTTCTGCTTGCGCCGAATGCATGCGTTTGTGAACCGAGTTTAGCACCTTGGTGGCCTGATCAATCAGCGCAATCGTCGTGCCAACCGGCGCGTCCTGCTTGCCTTCACCTACTGCCTGCTCGGCCGTGCCGCCAACCCGCATACCCGTCTGATTGATATTCTCGACTAGCGACATGAGGCCCGCGCCGACGTCTTTGTACGGCAAAGGCATCACGGCTTGGCTGATCGGCATGCCGCCAGTCTTGACCAATGCACCACCGCCGGGTGGTACACGGAAAATATTGGTATTCTGCCGCGCGCCCGTGTCGGCGTACAGGAAGCCGGGGAAGTTGGCATACATACCAGCATCAAGCATTTCGCGCCAAGCAGCGGTCAGCGCGTTGGTCGTGTTGCCTAGGATGTGCAGGAGACCCAGATCATAAAAGCCCATCCCCGGTACAAATGTGTACTTGACAAAATTGCTTCTCGCTTCAGGTAAGTCCTTAGTATCTTCATCATAATTCCTTACGATCGACAAGATTTCATGCGTCGATGCGTCAATGGTTACACGATACGGGATATCAAGGCCCGTCTGCTTTCCGCGCTTGGTGTGCTCAAAGCCCTTGATATCCAACTCGCAGTAGATTTCATAAATCTCACGATCCCGATCGCTTGGGTTATAGCTTTCGCTGGTAATACCCTGCTGCGCCATCTTCTCGCGTTGGGCCGCATCCCACTTGATCATTTTCGGGTCGGACAGGTCAATGTCACGGTATACGCCGAGGATTTGCATCCGCTTCACCGTTGACGACTTCATGTAAATGCGGTGCGTGATACGCTTGGCATTGGACAGGTCGGTGGCCGAGTTGTTGACGATCAAATCGTCGGCGTCAACGCTTTCGCTAATTGGACGGTTGCGTAGGGGACAGAAATATACCTTCTTGAACGCCGTCCCGCCAAAGCCCAGCATGAGGAGCATTCGGTCGGTATCAGGGTAA